GTTTCCCAGTCACGATCGATGGGGCCGATGATAAAGGATAGTGAGACCACCCGCTTTGCGTTCTCGTCGCTGTGAAGCCCAAAGAGGAGCAGGGCCACGTTCAGCACGAGGAGGAACAGGAACGACAGCCATGCCATCGCTCGGCGGTTGCGGTATCTGTCTTGGGCTTGATCTGCCATTACGCCCTCTCGAATTGTGCGGTCGGAGCCGGGATATCATCGGTGGAAGTATACAGAGCGAAACCGTTCATCACACGGAACTCGTCGATGTAGCCTTGCAGATAGTCTGTTCCATCAGCAGAAGAGCCGATGGTAAAGTTTGCGATCGGTGTGCTGATAGACGTCGCTATGGAGTGGCTTCCGATGTAGACACCATTTTTCCAGAACCGAACAGTGGTTCCCTGACGAACGATGGTGATATCGTTCCATGCGTTGAGATCCAACGCCACAACGCCAGCGGGATAAGTCGAGTTGTAGAACATCGACAAATTGCCACCGCTGCTGACGTAGAGAGCAAAGGTTCTGTTCGATCCTTGCCAGCACGCAGCGATGACGTTGTTGGAGTTGAATGCGGTTGGATAGACAGAGAACTGAATGGTGAAGTCGTTGCTACCGAAATTGAAGTTGGTGTTCGGCATCGAGAAACCACCGCTAGAAGAAGCGAGCGAGGTCCCACCGAAACGGCTTTGGGCGTTGGAGATCGTCGGCGTTCCGTAGCCAGTCATCACGATTGCATTGGCGCTTTCGTCAGACGTGGTCGTATCACCGTTGGTTCCATTGAAGCCAGCGAGAAGAGTGGTCTTGAAATACTGGCTCTCGAAGATGATCCGACCGAAGATATCGTCGAAGTATGCGTCGAGAACAGAACCATCAGTTCTGGTGCCTTTCAGTTTGAGACGAATGACACGAGTTCCGGCAGGGATAACAGCGAGGGACGATCGGTATTCCCAGCTTGTGCTGGCAACGATCTGAGCCTCTTTGGTGTATGTCCCAAGAGAGACAGCAGAACCATCAAAGAACTCGATCTCGATAGTGCCTTGGTCACCGAAGGTGCTGAGAGCAGCTTGGAACCAGCCGAGACGAAGCATGGCGTTTCCATCATCGATCGTGACGTTGGCATCCGCAATCGTGATATCTTGGTATGCCTCACCGGCAGCGTCACCCGAGCTGAACGTGAAGTAGTAAGTCCCACCATGAGCAGCAGGGCTTGCAGATTTCACAGCGAGGACACCAGTCGTAGAAGTCCAGCCAGTCACATCACCAGTTTCTGCATCAGGGTTTGTGATCGGAAGCGCGCTGAAATGAGGATCAAGGTTCAGGAACCCGGTGAGAGTTCTCGCCGTGTTCACACCATTCGCATCAGGAGTGTAGGTGTTGGTCCCGTCTTGGATAACCTGCTTTGATCCATTCCATTGCCAGAAATCAGTGTCAGCGAGATATGCGTGGGCATCATGATCCAGACCGGTGATACCAAGCCCCGTCATGGTGCTGTCACCGTTCTTACCAGTGACACCGCCCATGACGAAGCCATCTTGCTTCGTCGTGATGTTGGCAGCAGTCTCGCCGGTCGTGTAGCTGAACGTTGCGTTCGGCACGTCAAGGTAAGTTTCGACATAGCTAACGAACCGAATACGGTAGCAGGTCCCGCTCGGGTTTGTGACATTGACGCTGGAAGTGGATTGATCGGAAGGAAGATCACAGTAGTAGAAACCAACGTAGTCATAGCCGTTTTGGAACGACTCTCCGATAAGCGTGACAGGGTAGCCACAGAAATCGTTCAGAGTCGGAGCAACGTCCCACTGACCCATCAGGACGACTATATTGCGGCCAGCTTTCGCTGTCACGGCATAGCTCACGGTATACGTTCCAGAGAAGTTCGAGTTGTCCCAGACTTGATTGGAGTAAACGAGACCAGCACCAAGCTGAGACAGGCTGAAGTTCATGAACGCATAGCTGGCCGACGAACGAAGATCACCAACAGTGCGGCGGCTCGTCACACGAAGCTGACAGTTGGTGCTGACGATCTTTGTTCCGGCGAACGAGAGAGGATCTCCAGGAGCGAGGCCAGTGGTGCTGAGAGTCGTGTTCTTTACACCATCGACGTAGACATCGACATCGTAGACTTCAGCCAGATCAGGAGTCTGAGCAGCATCGTTCTCTTTTGCAGAAGCAGTTGCCATGCGATTACGAGGCATGAAGTCAATCGTATGGGTGAGGCCGTCTTTGATGGTCAAAGTCCGCAGACCATCCAGAGTGACGTAACCCGGCCGGATCGGACGGTTCGCGACAGGCGTGGTGAACGTCTTCGTGCTTTCGGTGACATCTGCTGCGTCTTGGGCATTTGCGCCGACATAGTCAGTGAAGTTGTATTGGGTAGATGCACCTTCGGCGAAAGCAGCAGATCCTTCTGCCAAGGAGGTAGAGATAACTTCCCAGACTTCAGCGTTAGCGATATGGTCTTCGATCTGAGACCCAAAGAGACCGCGATACAGGCCAGTCAGGTCATAGGTTCCATCGCCATTATCAGTGGCGCTTTCGAAGCCGATCCATTCGTTATCGACGATGATAACCCCGCTGAACGCGACCGCGATGTTGGACCAATCGTTCGTCTGCGAGAAATCACCGGATACGCTGTTGATGGTCACAGTCCCGGAGTAATATCCGGTATCATAGCCATCCTCTTGATTGATAGTCGTGCCAAGAACACCGCTGCCGGCGAACGGAGTTTGAGCAGGATCAGCGACATCGAGATTTCCGGTCGCCCCGGTATTCACGGAATAGCTCGAGGAAGGGGCCGAAGGAGACTTCGCCATTGCGACGATAGTCTCGTAGCCATCATCCGTGGGATACTCAATCGTGTTTGCGAGGATGCGCGGCATCTCAACGAGCTTGCTGCTCGTGATATCAGAGGGCAGCGTGACGGGCGGAGTCCAGGTGGTCGGAGCCGGGTTTGCGAACACAGTGTCAGAAACTGCGAACTTGTCTTGGATGCAGTCAACGACGATATTGCCCTTGACAAGTTCTGCAAGATCGAACTGCTGAACCCGCATGACAACAGAGGTCAGACGATAGTCAGCCCAAGAGAGCTTGAAGACATCACCAGGACGGAGCTTGTAGGCGTTGCGGTTGAACGAGATCGTCATCTGAAGCAGAGGCACAGACATCTGCGAGAGTTCTCGTGCAGCGAGCTTGTTCGCCAGAGTGGGATCATAGACGAACGGGAAGCTGACACTCGTCGACTTCAGACGGCCAAGCGTGTTCACGATCGACATGTCTTGCGCCAGAGCAACGATCTGGCTGTCTTTGGTCCGGCTCTTGAAGCTCACCTTCACTTGGGCATAGACTTCCGACCATGCGCTCTTGCTGAATTTCGAGATTTCTGTGATATCGGTCTCATCGTAGACCGGCAAGGCCGAGACAGTGTAATCATCGCGGATCAGCTTAGGAGTTATCAGACCAGTCTCAGGATCCTGATACATGAAGCCATCGACTTGGCGAAGAAGTTCTTGAACGACGGTATTCCCATCGGCCTCAGAGGTGACCTGAATGGAAGAACCATTGCCCTCGGTGTAGAGAACGTTTCCGACTGCACGAAGAGTCGTGGTATCGATATATTGAGAACCGATACCAAGGCCACGCCAGTCGTCAGTCATGACATGGTAGGCAGCTTCCGCCGGGTTGATATCATCGGTGTTGACGATGGAGTTGTTGTTGATGCCGATGGAGTCGGTGTAGGCAGAGATGACAAAGGCCATCTTCTTGAGCTGAGCGGCCTCACCGATGCAGCACCCATCGAACACGATGTGAGAGATGCCATTGTAAGCCGGGACATTGCCAGCACCGACCTGACCCTCGACGTAACTGTCAACCGTCGAAGAGAACGATCCAGGATAGAACGTGAAGCTTCCGGTGAAGCCGCCGCCGTTCTTGTAGCCACCGAACAGGTTGGGCTGAGTGATGGTTCCAGCGGTAGGAACAGTCGAAGAAGTCGAGCCGGACCATGCCAGCTTGTCGTCGATCCAGATTTCGTGCAGCTGAACTCCAGGCCCAAGAGCAAGAGCAAGGTCCAGGCCGAGATAGTAGCGATAGCCGACGATGACGTTCTTGTGACGGAACAGGCTGACCTTCACACGCTCGGTGATCGGAACCGTGCGGAATGCACCATACCAGATCGTGTTCGGTGCTTGCATCCTAACCTTGCCGAGAACCAGCGGGATCGGTGCATTCTCTGTTGCCCTCGGGAAGTTGACATCTTCCAAGGACTGAGGCCTCGCATCCTCAAGCTGCGGCTTTGGTGCAAGGAGTGCCGTCAGGACGAACGACACGAAGAAGAGTGCAAGGGTAAACCAGATCATAGCGAGCTCGAGAATGGGTTCTTGTCAGGGACGATCGGGAAACCACCGTATCTCTCACCATTGCTGAACTTGGCTTTGCAAGTGGCGAAGGAATGGTCGCAGCCTTTCCGTAGGGTAACAGTATCACCCACCCCCAGCCCTGCAAAGGGGTAGCTCAGCGTGAGGGAGGTGCCGCTCTGCCCCGTGACCATACGGCGCTCACCACTGTTGGTGATAACTTCACCAGCGATGATCTGTCCATTGCCAAGCGTGTATGAGGCTATCTCGATTACGTTGTTTGCGATCGAGACAATCGTGGTAGTCTCTTGGTTGAGG